CCGAATGTTCAGCGAACGCTTAACCGAATGGCTCACTCAGACCCGCCAGAAGCTCGGAGAAGTCCTCTCAAGAGAGGGGCATACGAGATTGTTAAGTAAGGGAAATACCTTGTTGTTCGGTCCAAGGCTCTACCCTAAAGAGACTGACTACTCTGTCTTGTCTGTCTACTGTGTCTACTCCGTCTACTCCGTCCATGTGGACAGTGGACAGAGTGGACAGGGGGGTCGAGATGCGTAAATCCGCCATCATCAAGGCCAGTGTCCGACGCTTCGCCAATACCGTCATCGGCCGACAGTCAGCAGGCGCCATCGTCGCCCTCGGCCCGCTCGTATGGAACATCAATCCAGGCCACGATCAGCGCTACTGGTACTGCTGCGCCGCATCCGCCAAGCCCGACGGATCGTTCCACCTGTTGCAGCTCAAGGTGGACTTCAACGACCGCAAACTAGCCGATGACATGCGCAATGCGCTGGTCGGTGAGTTCATCCAGCGCAGGCCGCCAGTCGTCCTCAACCTGTTCGACGATGAACTGCAATTCGCCGGCTTCTGCGCCGCTGTCTGGCCCAGCGACCGGACCACGAAGCTGTTGACCGAGGTTGAGCGGGAGCAGGCCGCATGACCGCCAACGACGACCGGAGCGCCGCGTGATCACCGCAGCTCCCGTTGCGCGCCCCAGCCTCTGCCGCGGCCGACGCGTCTACCGCCAGGACCACGGCTACCGCTACGACTGCGACTGGCTGCAGTGTCCGATCCTGTGGGCCGACGAACTCTGCCCCTTCCGCCTCTCCGACGACGATCCCAACCCAGACGATGAGCCGCCGCCGGCCGAAGCGCGAGACGCCGCATGATCGGCTTCCTCCTCGACTGCGCCCTGTTCCTGCTCGTGCCCGTGGCCTGGCTCGCTCTCGTCCTCCTCATCGCCCACGAGGAGGCGCGCCACCCATGATCGGCTTCCACATCGATCCCAACGAATTGCTGCTGGTCGGCAAGCCGCGCATCGATGCGCTCCTGCACGACGTGGAAGAATGCGTCCGTGCCAGCGAATGCAGCCAGGTCGAAGCCGCAATGGCACTCGCGTTCGCATCCAGCTGCGTGCTCATCACCATCCCCAACGTCGCTGAACGCGAGGCGCTCGCAGCCGCTATCTGTTCCGCTGTCGCAAATTGGGTGCTTCATCCGCCAGGCAGGACCCACTGATGCCTTCCCGCCGCATCGCGGCGCAACTCTGCGCGCCGCCTCGCCACTCCCCTCATCGCCCCGCAGCGCTTCGACCCGCCGCGCATCGCCTCGCTCCGCTACGCTTCTCTCCGCGACGCCCCGCTACTCAGCTCCTCTCACCGCCGCGCAACGCAACGCCACGCGCCTCCCCACTCCGCCGCGCGTCACTGCTCAGCTCATCGCAGCTCTCCGCTGCGCCACGCAACTCAACAGGAGACCAACCATGCAAAACGATAAGCCGACCGACATCACCCAGGGGGTAAAATTGCCGCCGCTGATCGATGCCGAAGCGTTCAAAGAAGTCCTCGAGCGCGCCGCCAAAGCCATAGGGTCCGGACGCCATCGCCCAGATCGCAACCCGTGGCCTCCCAAGCAGGGAGAGATGCCATGAAAATCTGCAAGGTCTCGCTCGAAGGCATCCCAGGATCCCCATACAGCCAATCCGCCCAACACGACGACGACAAGCTCGACCGCGAATCCCACGACGACTACGACGCCCGAACCTGGCGCAGCAAATGCACCACCAACGCCGATGGCCAAGTCTGCATCCCAGCCATGGCGCTGAAACAGTGCCTCGACGTTGGCGCCCAGAAACTCGGCGAGAAAGTCCAGGGCCGCCGCGGCGCTACCTTCCGAGGTTTCTTCACCTCCGGCTTCTTCTGCAACGGCGACGTGCCGATCAGCAACGGCAAGCCGATCACCCCCAAAGACGCCGAAATGGTCGCCATCAACGCCAACGCCGACGGCGTCCGCGGCTCAGGCAAGCGCGTCAAACGTCGCTTTCCCGTGTTCCCAAAGTGGCACGGCATCGCCGAGTTCACGATTGTTGATGATATCATTACGGTTGAGGTTTTCGAGCATCACGTCCGCTCCGCCGGCATGATAGTCGGCATCGGCCGATATCGCCCAGCTAACGGCGGCAGCAACGGACGCTTCAGAATCACCAAGTTCGAATGGAGCGACCTCGCCGTATGATTTCCGCCGCACCTCTTCGCAATTCGGCGCTTCGCTTCTCACCTCGGCGCTCCTCTCCGCATCGCATCGCACCGCAGCGCTCCGCATCTCTACGCTTCGCAACGCAGCGCCCCTCAGCGCACCGCCGCACCGCTCTGCACTCCGCTCCGCAACGCACCGGAACCAGCAAAGGAACCACCATGCCGCTGTTCGAGCGATCCGAGATCACAGCATCACTCGTGCGCTACCTGGCCCAATACGCCAAAGGCGAACGCGTCACCTACCAGGAACTCTCCCAGGCCGCCGGCGTACCCGTCACCCCACGCCTCACCTACCTCATCAGCGCTCGCCGCATCCTCGAACGCGACAGCGCCCAGGTCTGGGTCTGCATCCCACCCACCGTCTGCCTCTATCGCCTGAACGACAGCCAAATCGTCGACAGACAACGCGACTGGTTCCTGTTCGGCGCCAGGAACAAACTCGCCGCCGGCGCACGCCAGGCCGATACCGTGGAGCTCACGGAGCTGGACATCCAGAAACAGGCCCGCTTCGCCACCGACAGCATCATCCGCGAAATCGCCCGCGACGCCTTGGCACGATCCACCCAACGCCGCATCGAGAAGGTCGCCCGCGGCACCTCCCAGGATCTGCCCAGTTTCAACGCGGTGGAATGGATGATCAGCCTTTCGCCGAAACGCTCATCAGCAGCGAAGTGATCCCGCCGCTTCGCATCTCGCCGCGGCTCAGCACCCCGCCCCGCATCTCCGCTCGGCGCCTCGCATCTCTCCGCGTCTCCCCGCCTCGCTTCGCATCGCTACTCTCCGCAACGCTACGCAACGCTCAAGCCGCAACAACAGACCGAGCCAATGCTTGACGCCGCTCGCAGCGCTGAGTTAGCTAACCCGGACCCGGACGAGTCCCGGTGCGGTAGCTATTGGGCCGTCGTCCAGACCCATCCCCAGGCCGAGCGCTGGGCAGCTGCGAACCTGCAGCGCCAGGGCTACGCCACATTCCTCCCCATGTGCCGCGTCCTCCGCCCCGATCGCGCCACGCCCACGCTCCGCCACACCGTCCAGCGCCCGCTATTCGGGAACTACCTGTTCGTGGTGCCAGGTTCCCACTGGGCGCCGATCGCCCACACCCGCGGCGTTCTCCGCCTGCTCATGAGCGATGGCAAGCCAGGCATCGTCGCTGAGGCCGCTATCGAAGCGCTACGCGGCGCCGAGGCTCTGGCCGCAGCCCAACCACCAGACGACGCCTCATGGGCGCCAGGCGCGCCCGTAGCCCTGCGGACAGGGCCGTTCCGCGGACACCCCGCCGTGGTGCTCTCCGTCTCACGCCAACACGCGCGCCTCTCGGTCATGATCTTCGGCGCGTTGCGACAAGTCCAGGCGCCCGTGGCGTGGCTCATGGCGCGAGACTGATAAACAATCGTTGGATTTCAGATGTCTGGATTGGGCGGTAGGCGCGAAGGCGCTGGACGCAAGCCGGGCGTTCCCAACAAGGCCAGCGGCGCCATCAAAGAGGCCGCGCAAGTCTGGGGCGTGGCCGGTCTCGAGCGACTAGCGCTGCTCGCGGGGCTCGTTCCAGGTTCGCCCAGCACCGAGCCGGGCGCAACCCAAGTCGCCGCCATCCGCGAACTGCTCGACCGCGGTTATGGTAAGGCAACGACGATCCTGGGCGGCGATCCCGACAATCCGGTCGCTTACGTCATCCGTGGTCCCGCGCCGGTCAATTCGGTCGAGGAATGGCTAAAGTTACGGCCACAGCAGGCGATCGATGCTGACATTAACGAGGGATGAACGCACCACTGCGTGGGAGCCGCAGCCCGGCCCACAGTCGATGTTCGTCAACTGTCCGGTGTTCGAGGTGTTCTTCGGTGGTGCGCGTGGTGGCGGTAAGTCCTGGGGCGTAATCGGCGACTGGGCGCTTCACTCGCACGAACACGGCAGCGCCGCAGTCGGTCTCATGATCCGACGCACCCGTATCGAACTGCTCGACCTGTTCGAGCAAGCACGCGGTGTATATACGAAGGTAGGCGCGACCGCGACCTACAGCCCGCTGCGCATCATCATGCCGAACGGCGCACGCCTGACCTTCGCATACCTCGAGCGCGATCCCGACGCAGAGCAGTATCAGGGCCATAACTACACACGTGTATACGTCGAGGAGATCGGCAATTTCCCCTCTCCGCAACCAGTGCTCAAGCTGATGGCGACGCTGCGTAGCGGCGCTGGCGTTCCGGTTGGCATTCGCATGACCGGCAACCCAGGTGGCGCCGGCCATCACTGGGTTCGCAGCCGCTACATCGACCCGGCGCCGCAAGGCTGGCAGGTGATCACCGATCCCAACACCGGCCTCGAGCGCATCTACATTCCGAGCCGCGTGACGGATAACCGATATCTGGGACCGGATTATGTACAGCGGCTGAAAGCGTCCGGCTCACCCGAGCTGGTGCGCGCATGGCTCGAAGGCGACTGGTCCGTTGTGTCAGGCGCCTTCTTCCCCGAGTTCAGCATGGAGCGCCACGTCATCGCGCCGCGGCAGCTACCGGATCACTGGGCGCGCTTCCGCTCGTTCGACTGGGGCAGCGCGCGCCCGTTCTGCTGCCACTGGTGGGCTGTGTCTGATGGCTCGCTACACGACATCGCACGCGGCGCGCTGGTGCTCTACCGCGAGTGGTACGGCATGCGCACAGGCGAGCCCAACGTCGGGCTGAAGCTCACGGCAGAAGCCGTTGCCGCCGGCATCCGGGAGCGCGAGGAGGACGACGGGCACATGGTTGGCGTCGCCGATCCCGCGATGTTCGCCGAGGACGGTGGGCCGTCGATCGCCCACCGCATGATGAGCCAGGGCGTGATCTTCCGCCCGGCAGACAACAAGCGCGTGCCACAGCGTGGCGCGATGGGTGGCTGGGATCAGGTGCGGAGCCGGTTGGTCGGTGATGTGGACGAGCGGCCGATGGTGCTGCTGTTCAGCACGTGCCGCGATATCATCCGCACGTTGCCGGCGTTGCAACACGACGACGCGCGGCCCGAGGACGTCGACACCGACATGGAGGACCATGCGCCAGACAGCATGCGTTATGCGTGCCTCAGCAGGCCGTTCATTCAAGAGGCGCCTGTGGTCAAGGTCGTGGACAGCTGGGATCGCGCATTCGCCAGCATGGACGTCGAGGAAGCCGAGACCTGGAGGATCGCGTGATGGCCAACAGCACCGCAGGCATCGGTCCGAAGGGCAAGGCGAAGGTCGCAGCCGTGTTCAAGGAATGGGGCAAAGGCGACCTGCATAGCGGCAGCAAGTCTGGGCCGATCGTCAAAAGCCAGAAGCAGGCGACCGCCATTGCGCTGAACCAGGCCCGCAAGACATCGCGGGCAGGACGCGGAAAGTAACGCCATGTCGCCGCTGATGATCATCGTGGTCGTGCTGCTGGTTCTAGTCGTGATCGGCGGAGGCTGGGGACTGCGCGGCGGCTACTACGGCGCTTATCCGTACGCGGGATACGGATTCGGTGGCTTGGGCGTCGTGCTGGTGGTCCTGCTGGTTCTGTTGTTGTTAGGACGCATCTGAATGACCGACTACACCGTGATGAGCGGCGCGGAGTTCCAGCGCGAAGTCGGCACCGACACGCGCAAATGGGCCGAGGCGATGTATCAGGCGCTGGCCGCGTTTCCTGGCGACAACGCCAGCGAAGAAGAGCGCACTGACTTTCTTGAGCGCTGGCTGTCCGATGCCATGGACGCCGCGCGCAAGGCCAAGCCGCCAGCGATCAATCCAGACGAAGCAGATCCCCAAACGCAGGAGTAACACCATGGCCAAGGCAGGTGGGTTCAAGCAGGGCAGCAACCGCTTCGGCGGCATTCCGTCATCACGCACGCCCACGCATCCAGGCACGTCCAGCAGCAAAGGCCCAGCGCTGCCAACTGGTGCATACGGCGCTGTAGGACCGCGCACACAGCCGCGTGCTGGTATGCCGATCGGCGGCGGCAGCGGCGCCATGGGCGGCCCGCGTGGCGTGCCCAGCGGTATGCCGGCAGGGACGCCCACCGGCAGCGCAGCCGGCGGCCGTGAGAACGCGCTGGGCAATCCCGGCGGTGGCGCCGGCACCATGCCACCGTCGATCTACAGCAAGGCCACCGTGGCCAATCAGCGCAACGGCGTGCAGAACGTCCATAGCGCCGTTATTCGTGGACCGGCGAAGGGCTACGGCCCGCGCGGCTGATCCATGAGCGGTTCCCGCAACGCGCTTCGCAGCGCCGACTTCGCGTCCAATGCGCACCAGCGCTGGCCGCAGACTGTCGACGCGCTCAACGAGACGGGAACCGATAGTCCGCGCAATGACGATGAGCAACTGGTCCGGTTGGTGCGCTGGTTCGAGGACGCCGAGCGCGCCACCATGACAACACGCGAGCTCAGCCTCCGCGACCGCGCCTACGTCAACGCCGATCAGTGGACGCAGGCGGAGCGTGAGGCGCTGCGCAACCGCGGCCAGCCGATCATCACCATCAACTACTGCCGTCGGAAACTTGACATGCTGTGCGGGCTGGAGCGCCGCGCACGCACCGACCCGAAGGCATTCCCGCGCACGCCGGCCGAGGACGATCGCGCCGATGCTGCCACCCAGGCACTGCGCTATGTCGCTGATGACAACGACTACAGCCGCATCCGCAGCCTCGTGTTCGAGGACATGCTGGTCGAGGGCTTCGGTGGCATCGAGGTCGGACTCGAGGACGACCAGCAGGGCGGTGCCAACGTCACGCTGACCTGGGTGCCGTGGGACCGGCTGTGGTACGACCCACACTCACGCATGCCGGACTTTTCCGATGCGCGCTACAAAGGCATCGTGGTGTGGATGGACCGCGACCAGCTGTTCGACATGTACCCCGACGCTGGCGAGGTCATCGAGGGCATGTACAGCGGTTACGATGCTAGCCAGTATCGCGATCGTCCTGACTATCTGCGCTGGACGGACAATCAGCGGCTGCGTGTGCGCGTCGTGCAGTGCCACTGGCTGGATCATGGCGAGTGGGTCAGCGCTACCTTCACCAAAGGCGGCTATCTGACCGAGCCGACGCCGTCGCTGTTCAAGGATCGCCGCGGCAACAGCGCATGCTCGCTGATCATGCAGTCGGGCTACATCGACCACGAGAACAACCGTTACGGCATGATCCGCGATCTGATCAGCCTCCAGGACATGATCAACAAGCGGGAATCAAAAGCTCTCCACCTATTGTCCGTCCATCAGGTGATCGCCGAGCAGGGCGCGGTGAAGGACGTCGACCAGGCGCGGCGCGAGGTGGCGAAGCCGGATGGTTACGTCGAGGTCATGCCCGGCATGAAGTTCGAGATCCAGCCCGGCGGCGATCTCGCACAAGGGCAGTTCCAGCTGCTGCAGCATGCCACGCAGGAGATGCAGCTGGCCGGGCCGAATGCCGCCATGAGTGGCACCGATCCGCGGGAACTGTCAGGGCGCGCGATCCTGGCACAGCAAGCGGGCGGCAGCGTGCAGAACGAGCCGCTCGCCGACAGCCTGCGGATGTGGTCGCGCCGCGTCTACGAGACGATCTGGATGGCAGTGCGCGAGTATTGGACCGCGGGCAAGTGGGTGCGGGTCACCGATGAGCTGCAAGAAACCCGCTGGGTCGGCATCAACCGGCCGATCACGCTAATGGACGAACTGGCCAACATGCCGGATCAGCAGCGCGCCCAGGTCATGCAGCAGATGCAGTTGGTGCCGGATGATCCGCGACTGCAGCAGGTGATACGGATTGACAACGACATTACCGACCTGGACGTGGATATAACGATCCAGGAAGGCCAGGACATTCCGACGCTGCAGGCCGAGACGTTCCAGACGCTGGTGCAGCTGGCCAGCATGCAGCCTGGGCTGATCCCGGGTGATGTGCTCATTGCGGCATCATCGCTCCGCAACAAGGAGCAGTTGCTGGCGCGGATGAAAGACCACATGCAGCAGCAGCAGCAGGCCAGCCAGCAGCAAGGCCAGGTCGCACAGCAGATGGCCTCGGCGAAGATCCAGGACACCCAGGCCAGGGCGGCGGCAAGCCAGGCGCTGGCACAGGAGCGGATGCACAACGTGGTACACGGCGCGCACGACATGCTGATGGACCTGAACGCACCGCCGGACAATCCGCAGGGCGCCGGGCCGCAGCCGCCATCGCCAGAGCAGATGACACCCGATGTAGCTCTCGCTCATCACATTGCCGATCTGGCGCAGAAGCATGCGAACATCCGCAAGACGCAGGCGGATACGGCGTTGCAGGCGATGAAGGCGAACCAGGTGCCGGCTCAGAACCTGGCCACGCACGCGGGCGTGGTGAACACGCTGCACCAAGCGGCGAACACCGCGGTGCAGACGGACCGGTTGCAACGTACGCCAATCCCGCAGCCGCAGCCGGCAACGCCATGAGCGGCACGGTCAACTCGCTGTATGCGGCACCGAGCGGCGATCTGCTGAGCTCGCTGTTCAACCAGACCCCGACGCCGACCGCGCCAGGGTATGCGACGCCGCAGCAGATGAACCCGCTGATGGCCGGCGCGATGCAGGGACAGGGCCAGCAGGTGCCATTACCCACGCAGCAACCGGGATCGCCGACCGACCCGATGACGCAATACATGCAGTGGCTGCTGGCGCCGCAGGGACAGCAGCAGCAGCAAGCGCCCGCACCGATGGGTCCGCTGGGCATTCCGCTGCCGCAGTATGCACCGACACCGCCGGGTATGGCACCGACAGGGCCGGTGGCGACCGGCAACACGGCCGACCCGTACGGGCTGAACGCCTGGGCGCTGCAGCAGGGCATGGCGGCGCAGGGCCGCGGCACTCTGGGCGGCGGTGGACCCGGTGCCGATGCGCAGGGCGCCGGAGGCTACGGCTACTGACCACACGGCGCCCACGCGGCGCTCCGAGGACATCATGGCAGACAACGAACAGCTCGACAGCTTCCTGACGGGAGCGCCCCAGGACGCGCCTGAGACGCCGGAACCAGCGCGGGTAGAGTCCACGCCAGAGCACGCCCCAGACCCCTCCAGGGCCTCGCCAGAGGCCCCGGCAGCCGCGCAGAAGGAGACGCCCGAACCCGAGGACGAAGCGCTCGTCCACGTCCAGGGCGGCGACAACCGCACGGTGCCGTTCTCCGCGCTCGAGAAGGTCCGCAACGACTGGAAGTCCAAGGCCGCCGCCGAGAAGGCGCGCGCCGATCTGCTGGCGCAGCAGCTGGAAGACGCCAAACGGCCGGCACCGCAGATGCAGGCGCCAGCACCGCCGCCGGTCATGCAGTTCCAGCAGCCGCCGGACTTCCACCAGGATCCGAACGGCTGGGCCGCGACCATGGTTGCGAACCAGCAGCGCGCCTTGCTCAATGAGCGCCTCAATCACTCCGAGGCGCTGGTGTCCGAACGCATCGGCAGCGACGACCTCGCCAAGTACGTGAACGAGTTCAAGCAGGCCGCCGGTAAAGATCAGACGCTCTGGGGCAAGCTGTATTCCCAGCCGTCGCCCTACGCGTGGATGGTCAAGGAGATGGAGCGCCAGCGCAGCATGGCCGACGTGGGCGACGATCCCGCCGCATTCCGTGCTCGTGTCGTGGCCGAGGAGCGCGCGAAGTGGGAGGCGGAATTGCAGCAGCGCCAGCCGGTGCAGCCGCAGGTATCGCCATACGGCCGCAACGCACGACCACTGCCGCCGCAACAGCCGTCGCTGGCCGGCGCCCGCAGCATCGCGGCGCGGAGTGAAAGCACCTGGACCGGGCCACCTTCGCTCGATGATCTGTTTCCATCCACTCGTGGCGTCTCTCGCCACAACTGAGGAGGCGGTCATGGCAGACATGGTACTGACGAAGGCCCGACCGGGACTGACCCCAAAAAGCTGGGGCCGCTAGTCGCCTCACTTACGTGCCGTGCCGACCCAGCCGCCGTGGGTAGTCGGGCGTTCCGCTGTCACCGTGCGTCATCGGTGCGAGCCGCCGCCGGGCTCTCCAAATCGGGCGTCTCCTGCCGCCGAGGTTACGGGCGTTGCCGAAACAAATCGTCTCGCAATTCCCGCAACCCCTGCGTAGCGCCAGAGGCTCAGCCCGCGCTACCGGCTAAGGAGTTCGTGTCATCGCTGATATGAATATCACTCCCGCCAGACCGGGATTAACGCCTCTCATATGGGATAGCGACTTCTTTACGGAATATGTCCGGTCCAATCAGTTTTCCCGCTATATGGGTACCTCACAGTCGTCTATGATACAAATCAGGGACGACTTGACTAGGAAGAACGGTGACACCGTCGTCTTCCCGGCTGTGCGTCGACTGAAAGGCGCGGCAGTCACCGGCGACACCATCCTCGAAGGCAACGAGGAGATCCTCGACGCCCGCTCCCTGAACCTGACCGTCGGCGTGCTGCGGCATGCGGTGGCGGTGAGCGACTGGGACGAGCAGAAGAGCGTCATCGATCTGCGCGACGCGGCCCGCGACACGCTCATGGTCTGGGCGATGGAGCAGCTGCGCAACGACCTCATCACCAGCCTCGGGGCGATAACTGCGAACGGCAGCGTGCAGATCAGCTACAGCGCAGCCACCGCGGCCCAGCGCAACGCCTGGATGGTCGCCAACGCCGACCGCGTGCTGTTCGGCAACCTGAAAGCCAATGCCAGCAGCGGCGTCATGGCAACCGCCCTGGCGTTGATCGGCAACACGCCGACGACCGGCCAGCTGACCGCGTCCGTGATCACGCTGGCCAAACGTATCGCACGCACCGCGTCACCGCACATCAGGCCGATCCGGGTTAACGATGATCAGGAATGGTTCGTGATGTTTGTGCCGTCGCTGCCGTTCCGCGATCTGCGCAACGATCCCACGATCATCAACAGCCTCGAATACGCGTGGACCCGAGGCGCCGACAATCCGCTCTTTACCGCAGGCGACCTGCTCTACGACGGCGTCGTCATCCGCGAAATCCCGGAACTGCCGGTCATTCCTGCCGCTGGCTTAGGCGGCATCGACGTCGCCGGCTCCTACCTGTGCGGCGCGCAAGCACTCGGCATCGGATGGGCGCAGAGGACAAGAAGCACAATAAATACAAGGGACTACAATTTCATGCATG